CGCCACGCTTCAATGAGACCGACGCACGCTTCGACTGTTCCCGAATCCTCGTTCAGGCGGGAGAACACCCCCCACGTCGTTCGTGCGCTGAAGTCAGCGGACTCTTTCGTAGAGAACGCCGTGTCATAGCTTTGAATGATAAAATCGTATCGTGGCTCATAATTTAATTTTTGCCACCAGTCCCTCTTGAGTATGGCGCCTTGCTCCGCCGACGGGCGTTGCTGGTAGAGTGACTCCCACACCCTGTCGCCGACAGTCGCCCTTATTTTCTTGAGCTTCTCGACGGAGTACGCTTCGGGCCATAAGGCATCGCCATTTGCGTTGATCGCAGGCAAGTCAAGAATCTTCCAATCCTCATCCGAGTTCTCCAAAATCCATCCCGCCAAATCCTCCTCGTGCCATCGTGTCTGGATCAGGATGACAGCGCCCCCAGGCTGGAGACGTGTATAGGCGACGGACTTGTACCATTCGATTAAGTTCCGTCTTTGAAGTCCTGACTCCGCTTCCTCACGGCCCTTGATCGGATCGTCAATGACCAATAAATGGGCGCCCCTTCCCGTGATGGCGCCTCCCGCACCGACGGCGCTGTACGTTCCGCCATGCACGGTGTGAAATCGCTTTGCGGAGCTTGAATCGTCCCTTAGGCCGACGCCTTCGAAGACCCGCATGAAATCATCCGACTTTAACTGGTTACGCACCTTGCGTCCAAAATCATCAGCCAGTTCCTGTGCGTATGTCGCTTGAATGACAAAGTTTCTGGGATTGCGGCCCAGGTACCATGCGGGAAAAAACTCGGAGCAAAGCATAGACTTTCCATGACGTGGTGGCATAAAGATAGCCAATCTGTCAATCTCGCCTCTCTCTAAACTTTCTAGGTTTTTTCCAATAAGTTGTATATGCGCAGGGGTATTGTATCCAGGGTAGAGATGCTGGGCATAGTCCAATATATGGGAATGCGCAGACGCATTCGTTTGTTTTGTTCTTTGTTTCTCTAGTATTTCGAAAACTTGTGTTTTAATGTCCTTAGGAGCCTTTGGATCCAAAAGGATTGTTTTAGCTTTCGTAAGTAATTCTGTTCTCATTATTTTTCAGGGAAGTATAATACAAAATAATTTATTTATACATAAAATAGTCAATACCCGATAAAGCTTATACTTACCCTCCCGAAAGCTAGAATTTCTTTTTAAACTTTATACGATTATTTTTACGATAAACTTAATCGAATTAAGTTTAAATCGTATTCGAATTTTAATAAGAAAATTTTTAGAAAATAGAAATAAAAAAAGAGCGAAAATAATTTCGCTCTTTATTTTAATATAAATTATTTAATTAATTTAGTTCGTTTAATTTCGTAGTTATAAAAGTTAAAGCTTTAAATATAAATAAATCTTCGTTAGTATCTTCTTTAGTTATTTTTTTTAATAATTTAGCTTTTTCTAAATTAGTAGTAAAATAAATACTACTAACGAAATTTACTTTTTCTTTTTCGAAAGTTTTATTTAAATCTTTATTCGATATTAAAAATAAATTTATCTTTAATAAATTAAATTTATCTTTTTTATTTTTATCGCTTAAAAAATCTTTTATTAATTTTTTCATTTTTACTTTCTAAAGTTAAAAAGAGCGAAATTATTTTCGCTCTTTTTTAATAGTTTTTAAATTAAAGACTAGTAGCTTTTTCTTCGAAATACTTAATATTTTCTTCTAAAGCTTTTCGATTAGATACGATATTTTTTTTATCTAAAAGATAATTTTTATTTTCTTTTATAATATCTAAAATTTCGTTTTTATTTTCTTTCGTAAAATTATAGTTATCGATTATTAAACGTAATTTTTTAAATCGTTTATTATCTAAAGTATCGTACGTTTTATCGATAATTCTATAACGACTATTATTCGAAAATAAATCTCTAATAGTAGTATAAAATTTCGCTTCTTCGAATATTTTATAACTTTCGTACTTATCGTTTTTAAGATTTACTAAACGAAATAAAATACGATTATTTAAAATAGTTCTAATCGAAATAGGAAATTTTTTAGATTTATTAGATTTTTCCATTTTTTCTCCTTTCTAGAATTTTTAATTAATTCTAATTTTATAGTAGTTATATTTAATTATAAGTAAAGTATAAAAATACTAATATTATTATAATTATTAAGAAATTTTCCATTTATTTTATAACTATATTCTATTAAAAAATTAGCTAAAACATCTAAGATTTTAGTATTTTTTAGTATTTTATTATGATTTTTTTATTAATTAAAAGATATAGCTAGGCTTACACGTAAGCCTAGGAGGCGGAGGGTTGATGCTCAATGCTCAATGCTCAATGCTCAATTCTCAATTCTCAATTCTCAATTCTCAATTCTCAATTCTCAATTCTCAATGAATAAGGGTTGGCTCCTCCCGCCGCATTATATAAAGCGATAAAAAAAGGGGCGATAAAATCGCCCCTTGTCGGAGTTATAGTCTTTATTTAATTTCTGCTGCGAATTTTTCGAACTTCGCTATGTTGGCTGTTAACTTCTCTTTAATTTCTTTTGAGAAGTTAGCTGCTGCTTCTTTATTTAATTTGATTACTTTGAGTAATATCTCTTTGGTATCTTTTGAGATATTAATTCCTTGTACGAAGCAAAGAACGGGGATTCTTTTAAATCTCCCATTAATTCCTGTGTCGTACTGGTAATCTAAAGAAGTGAACCCGGCTTTATGGGCGTCTTGTAGATTAGTCGCTACTTTGTAATTCTCGTAGCGTGCGTATGATTTGCCTGATGGTTTCTTTTGATTAACCAGGCAGAACATAACTGCTCTTCCCTCTAACTGCTTAAAGCTAGTTGGGAACTTCTTTTCCGTAGATTTCATATAAACTCCTATGTCTTTCTACTTTCTTTTAGACCCTTATGGTCTAATTCTATTATAAAGATTTTTTTACATAATTATACATTTATTTAAATTAATTGTTAATAACTTTATCCCCTCTTGTTGAGTAAATAATCGACTGTCTTGCGGACTTTGACGATTGTATCCTTAATCTCGTGTGAGATATAATGATGATCCACTGTATATGGTCTATTAAGAGGACTCAATGTCTCATCACCCAAGGTGTGTTCGTCAAGGTCCTGGATTATTGTTATTAACTTCTCCCGGACATCGTCCGGCATTTGTGCTTTATCAACCATTATACCTCCCTCACGATGACAGCATCGCAATAACAAGCCAAGCCACATGGGGCTGACCTAATTAATAAATCTTTTCCAGAAATAAAATCGTGGGCTACTACTTGTGAGTATTTCCCTGAGAAAGGTTTTCGATTAAGTTCTACTTTTTGTCTCTCTTTTTTTCCTTTCACTCTAGGAGTGCACTCATAATGCCCTTTGTCATTTATAGCCATATCTTTTTCCTTTCTTGTTTATTTAATTTTAAACTAATTTAATCCTAATTATACAAAAATTTAAATCTTCCTCACGATGACAGTATCACAATAACAAGCCAAGCCCCGCATGGGGCTTGGCTTAATTAATAAATAAGTTTTATTTTAATCCAGGGTATTGTTTTAAAATACTTTTAATAATTTCTTTTTCGCTGTGATGGTGATCGTGAAAATTAGAGCCATCATCTAATGTGATAAAACGATAACTCCCTAGCTTACTATCGTGTTCGTTTGACCAAAATCCAACGGTTTTTCCCGCATAAAATAGAACTCCATCGTCACTATCAGGAAGAGGGTCACTATATTTTAATTCTTTATTGTCAGTCATATCTTTTTCCTTTCGTTTCTTTAATTTTAAACTAATTTAATCCCTTAAATACAAAAATTAAATAAGGTTGACATAATAATAATAAAGCTCCTCCTCCCGCCGCCTCCCTCCTCCGCACTCCTCCGCCGAAGGCGGAGGTCGGTGGCTGACGGATGATGAGGGACGACTCAATCTCAATGACTCAAGAACCCTGCCTCCCGCCTCAACCTTCAACCTCACCGCCCTGCGGGCGGAGGCTGATGGCTGATGTCTCAATCTCAATGACTCAAGCCGCAGCCTTCAACCACCGTAGTTCGCTTTCAACTTGTCAAGATAATCGATGAGGTCATCCTCACTCATGGTGTCAAACTGTGAGTGCTTCACCTCTTTCTTCTCAACCAGGTATCCCAGCAACTGGGCCTTCAACCGGGCCGCCTGGACCGCCGCTCCAAGTTGTTTTTTGGTGCACGCCGCCTCATACAACCTGTCAAGCTTGTCAATCTCCTTGTCCAGTGTATGCACCGTCTGCTGCATCTGGAGCGACCGAGCCCGGCTCACCGCCCTCGTTATTTTATCTTTTTTTAAGAGGCGGCTGGCTTGTACGTGAGCTGACGTTTCAGCATAGCCTGCTTCCAAAGCCGCTTGTCTCTTACCCAATCCAGATATTATGCCGTGAACGAACTTTTTTTCCTTGTCCGATAAAATCTTATTTTCTGTATGGGAAAATTCTATAACATTATCCATAGTATTAGCCCTCAATTTATCTTATTAAGGGCTAATTGTATAGGATTTTATTTTAAATCGGGATGTATTTTTAAAATGTTCTCTATTATTTCTTTATCATTATGGTGGTGATCGTGAAAATTTACTTTTATATTGGGATTAAGTTTCTTTATGTCCAACGTAATATATTTATAACTCCCTAAAGCACTATCGTGTTCTTCGCTCCATTTTCCAATATCTTTTCCTCCATAAGATAAAACGCCAAATACTGCTTCACTCATCCATATATCGTTAGGAAGGTCCTTATATTTTAATTTTTTATCCTTAGCCATATTTCTCCTTTCTAGTTAAGGGTTGAAAGAGCTTCGAATACTCCCAGGCCCTTTGCGTAGACTTTATCTTGTCTTGCGTATTTAATTATCTCCCCAAACATATTCTTCTTAGGGAGTTGGTTAAAAGGAAGACGTACGGTGACGGGCGTGAAGTCTTTTAAAACTCCGTCACAGTAGCTTACGTCCCAATAAGGAAAACCCGGATCACTTAAAAGTCTAAGGCGGGTAATCTTAAAAAGTGTTTTATCGTCCCATTCGACGGTTTTAGTTCTATCGGTATCGTGATAATTCTTACTTGGTAAAGGATTAGTTTCTTTTACTCCGTACATAAAATTTTTCCTTTCTTGTTATTCTATAAGAATAAACTTTTTTAAACCTAATTAAACAAGTTTAATAATCATTTTATAGTTACCTCCATTTCTTTAATCTCATAAATCATTCCTACATTACTTTTCATAAACTCACCATATTCTCTTGCGTCATCTAACTCTCTAAAAACTGGAAACATTAAATTATGTTTATAAATCCATAATCCTTGTAGTTGTTTATACTCTATCATTCGAATATAATAATCCACCATTTCTTTAAGAGTAGCTTTGTCATTATCGTAATTTTCTGGATTGATATCTGTTACTATATATGGCATTTTGTTTCTCCTTATCTGTAATTCGGGCTAGTCGTTTTCTTATGCCATGCGACTAACTCTTTATCATTAAATATTTTATTAAATTTAATGTCACAGCTCCAGTATCCAGAGCTATGCATCGTGGTTAAAATCGTTTCTTTGTTTCCATACTTTGTACAGTGATATATCTCTAAAGTGTATTTATCTCCGTGATAATTTGTATCTATTTTTTTAATGAGCGTGAAGTCTTTCTCGTCTTGGTCTGAAAAACTATAATCTCCGTCAATAATGGAATCTTCTATATACTGATTATGGGTTAGAATGTGGAAGTTAAAAATCTTCATCGTGTTTTCCTTTCTCTTTTTGTTTTCTTTATTATAAAGAAAGAAGACGCAAAATTATACAAGAGGTTAATTTTTACTGCCGCCCTTTTTCGGTAGATTAGAGGCTTTGTTATTATGCTCCCGTATGGCTTCTTTTATTTTAGGGGCGACAATCTCGTGAACTCTATCTCCAAACATATCTCCCGCATAAGTCATATTCACGGTTTGGACAATATCTTTAATCTCCTCTTGATTTATTTCTATCCATATTGATTTTTGTTTTTTCTTAGGCATTATCTTCTGTCTATTTTATGTCTATTTTCCCACCAATGTTTTGATCTAAATTCGTATTTGTCTTGCTCTTTTCTATCCATTTTTCTCTCAGTCTTTTTAACAAGCTCATCGAGAGGAAGCTGGACATCATCGAGGGAAGTTAGACAGTGAGGGCAAACTAGATTTTTATGATAGACTAACGTCTCACAGTCATCGCAGTATTTTTTAGTAGTCATAACCACTTAGAGAAAATCCATTCTTGTCTACGGAGTTTCTTTCCTTGCTTTTTGATTTCTTTTAAGTGGGTCGTTCTGGCTCTCCCGCTGGATTTGTATCCACGTTTGCCGTCGGGAGCTTTATCACTTAAAGGTCCTAACTCTTTATCCTTTCCTATTCCTTTTCTTGTTGTCATAATTACCTCCTACATTCTAAATAACTCGGGACTCTTGAATTGAAACTCAATGTCATCCATAGTATCTTCTGACCAGTCTAGTTGTTCTTGATAGTGTTCGTCACAATAATGTTTAGTGCTTCTCTTACAACCAAAACCCTGGGTTATTGAATTAGTTCCCTTTTTATCGCATCCACGCAATGTCGTAGATACAGCACATCTATCCCGTCTTTTCATACATTCCCCATTTCTTCGTTATAGGCGTCTATGCCGTGCAGCATTCCTGCTTCGTTAGCACGCTCTTGCTTTTCTTGGGC